GTTTTTTTTTTTTTTATAATTGGTATACATCCAATATTTATGTGTAAGTTCGCTTCCGTTCACTTCTGTTAATTTACTGTGGCCGTCACTGCTGTCTTTCCCCTGCCAGGGATACACCAGTTAGAGATCTCCGCTTCTTAGGACGGGCTCCAACGCATAATCGACAAAAACTCCAGTATCTACACATACTCAATACGAAAGTTACATCTTACTTCACCGCCGCGACTTTCGCGTCGTTATCCGAGCTTGAAAAACAACCACTCGAAATCAAAGCCACAACAGTTCTCTTACTTTCCAAGTGCGCGTTTTACCGCGCCCATGTACGATAAAGAGGCTGCAGCGGGAGCAGCAGTTACCGCCACAACGGAGGCAACCGCACCGGCTATGGGACGATCAGGGACCATCTCGTAACCTTTAGAGTCAATACTCAAAGGTGGAAGCGCTTCAGACTTCTCATCCTTGGCGAGCTGTTTTGGCTCACCCAATTTTGCAAGCAGAGCATCGAGGCGATCAATCTTACTCTCCAATTCGGATTTCGGACGAGTCAAACCACTCGAAACTTGCATAATTAAAACGTCAACATCACCAGCTGTCATACTGGTGGCACCCCCCAGGGTTACAACACCTCCAGGAGCGGTGACATCACACACAAAGTTACATATACCCTGTGAGTTTGTAACAGACCCTTCAATCTCGTAGGTGGAATTAGCACCCAAAATATCCGGATTCGTCACATTTGTTGACGCAGTCAAACTCGGAGATGCTGACAAAGCACTCGACAAGCAACTGTAATTTATCACATAACGCCCAACACTCGGTAAAGTAATTGAGTTAGTCGTGAATGTCAAACCGGGCAAGTTTGAACCTGCCCGGATGGCAGCGCCAGTTAGCGGAGCAGCAGCAGTGGCTGTATTGCTAACGGCAATGTGCGCCATCGGTAAGAACTGACCGACAGGCACTGACACGCGCGGATCGAAAAAGTCCAAGTCATATTCGACGAAGAGCTCACCAATTTGAGAATTGGGACAACCCGAGCAAATGAGTGAGAAGTTACCCACATCATATGTCTTAATATCAGTATTAGCGGCTGCAGCGCCAGGACGAACATAATGGCGAGCATAGTCGCGCATAGAGTCTACCTCCAGTTCGTGTGCCACAGGTTTTAACACCCATGGCTGCAGACAAGTAGCACCGCGATAGTTTTCTGCTTGTGCCAAAGACGTAAACGCGCCTTCAGCAGAGTCATAGTTAGTGACCATACAAACAGTACCTGCAGTAGCAGTACTACACCGTGTTTCATACACATATCGAATGGCGTGCATCTTCGCACGTCGCTTCGGAGCATAAGTCTCATACTGCTGAGCAATATTTGATAACCACGGGAAGGAAGCCGCTTGACCGGGATTAACGGCCAAAGGACCAATTACGGTCTGAAACGAGGTACCTGTCGGAATGATAGGACCCAGTGATTCACGGTGAGTGATACGAGTAACACGAGATTGACGATTGGTCGAAACTCGACTCGATGAAACTGGTGCACGATCTGAACGATCGCGTGTTCGGCTATCACCCTTTCCTTTCTTTTTGCCCTTCTTGGGCTTCATATTCTTATTTTTGCGCTTGCCGGTTTTTGGGTTCCGGCGCCCGTTCGCTTTGGATGGCATTTCCACAGCATAATTAACTTTTACGTCATGACAACTGGGAACACCATAACCATACAAGTGTGACAACTCATACAAGCACAGGGAACGCGATTCTGCGCGACCCATCACTACAATTTGCTTATCAACCTTACCCTGAACAAATTTCAACGGAGGAACCCGTTTACCATAAAGTTCAAAACTCGATATCTTCCCTTTCGGGATAGTTACCAACTTGGGTGAATTGTGACGTGTAGAACTACACTTCTGATCACACTTCTTGACTGACGCTACGCCGGACTCGGCGTAACCATTAAAACAATTTGCGAAAGTCCGGGAATCCCTATCGGACCCATCAGACAACAAAGACTCGCCAACACTCATCTTTTTCAGCGTGTTAGTCCACCCAGGTTCTAATTGTGGGTAGGCATATAAACGCCAAATTTCTGCATCCGTCTTATACACAGCTTCGACATCTTTCATCGTAAGCTGGGTTCCAGCAATAACACCCTGGAGCTCCATCGCATACTTCTTTCGAATCGAGTTTATTATAACCCGCAAGTCAGACCGCGTTTGCACGCAGGGCCAACTCTCAATGCGTAGTGCATAAAGCCGCAACAGTGTGAACCGAACGTCCAAACACTCATTACCATACAATGCCGACGCGAGAACTTTCTCTCGTTCGGGTTTTGGCAGCCAGATGTCGTCTATATTGACGAAATCATGCGACAGAAAATCAACTTGTTCCAGTTTACGAGCTTTCCAATCCCCAGAGGAGGACTTGGTGGTAATACCGATCGAAGACCAAACGGCCGCAATCTTCTCACCATTGAAAAACTCATGAACACTATTACTAATCGTAAGGGTATTATCATCGCCATTTAAAGCGCCCTCAACGTTCTTCATAAATGCAGCGTACGAACCAAATTCCGTAAGCTGTCTGGAATTCTTGCAACACACAAGCCACGCGTAAGCCAGCAACCGGAAGAGAATCATGGTGTTATCCACGATAGTGTTTGCACTCCCACTGGGGTTTCCAGTGTTCTTCTGATATACTTGACCATCATCCAAAACTATGCAACTATTCACAATCTGATCGTAAATGTTCCATAGGCGCACCTTATTCTCGGGCGTCTTGTGATGACTGTGCATCATTTTCCAACGTAGATCACGCTGGCCAAACATAGCATCGCGGAATAGCGACGCATCATACGCTGTCTCATCGAGAGCGTAAGCATTTGGGTGCACATTTAAACGGTGGTATAAACGGTGAAATCCAAGATTGAACTTAGAACAACCAACGAACGACCACGTTTTGTTGTTTGACGCATAAAATTTCTCAT